CTACCGACTGGGGTGCGCTAGTTACTTATACCGAAATTGGAAGGCAATCTTGACTCTAACGGTTGAAGATGTCGCTGCGATGGATGCCGCCTACTGGGTTGAGTTGCGGAAGGTCAAGCTCCAGACGGGCGTATTCAGCTTTAAAGGGCATGAGTACCAAAGAGAACTCATGCGGTCTAAGTCAAAGCGTATCTGCTGCCGGAAGGCGACACAGGGGGGCATGACTGAAATCATGGTCCTCCGCAGCCTACACGGAATGATTTACGGGCATTACCCTAGTGGAGTTCTGTATACATTCCCAACGACCGATAACGTGCAGGACTTCTCAAAGTCAAGGTTCGGCCCGCTGATTGACGCAAACCCAGAATATATAAAGAGATTCGTTAAGCCCGGCGGGAAGGGGACTGACACCGCCGCGCTGAAGAAAGTGAATAACGCCTTCTTGTATCTGCGTGGTGCCCGATTAACGCAGTCCGTCGGGTACACAGGCAACGATAAAGAGTCCGTGCAGATGCGGTCTATTCCTGTCGATGTATGTGTGTTTGACGAGTTGGACCTGATGGACGAGCAGGTTATCGAGAAGGCGAAGGGCCGGATGGGTCACTCTAGGGTTCAGGGTGAGTGTTATTTGTCTAACCCCACTATTCCGGGGATGGGCATTGACGCGCAGTTCTCCCAGTCCGACCAACGATATTGGTTCAGAAAATGTCTACATTGTGGAACTTATACATCTGCCGATATTGAGTTTCCGAGTTGCGTGAAGGAGTATCCTGATGGCACAGGCTATATCGCCTGCCGGAAGTGCGGAAAGCCCGTTCGCATGGAAGATGGCGTTTGGGCTGCACAAGCCGAGAGTAACAGCGGTTATATGCACGGATACCACTGGTCACAGTTGGATAGTGGATTTAACGACCCCGCCGACATCCTCCGATCTTTTAACGAGCCTCCCAATGGAAATCTCGGTGACGTTAAACGACTGAAACTCGGAATCCCGCACGTTGACGCAGAGGACCAATTACGAGAGGTCATTATCCGCGACTGTTGCGGGCGCGATTCCATGCCGAATAGGCATAGCGGCCCATGCGCGATGGGCGTTGACGTTGGCAAGGATATTCACGTAGTCATCGGAACGCGCACGAGCCGGGAAACCTTTGAGATTATCAGGGTAGCTGTTGTGGGTAGTTTCAACGATGTCCACGACCTTGCGAGTCGGTACGGAGTGAAATGCGCTGTCGTTGACATAAGGCCTTACGAGAATGAGGCTAGGGTATTCCAGAGTTCCGAGCCGTACACGATCTGGCTGTCGCAGTATCTTGACGCCTCACCGCTTGAGCCGGGCTACAACCCCAAGACAGGAATCGTGAAGAACGACCGGACGCAGATGTGCGATAGGACGCACAAGCTATTCACTGACAAGAAGATTGTTCTGCCTCGTCGCTCCAGCGATTTAGATAAGTTCGTGGGCCAATGCTGCAATTTAGCCAAGGTTCTTGAGACCAACATGCGAACGGGTACTCCGATCTACCGCTACCGCATCGTCTCGGGGCTGAAGGCTACCGGCGACCATTACCGGCACGCGCTGAACTACTTCCTTCTGGCCGCGAAGTGGGTTGGAACCTCTTCTTCTCGCGGAAGCCGCGCTAATTCAGGTGTCGCTGAGTTCGCTAGCTGCGAGTACGATCCTATGGCTTCTCAATAGGGGCATAATGGCTGACAACGAACAAGTACGGCACGTAAAGGATTTGATAGTCAAGAACTGCCGGCGCGGGATATGCGACTCGGAAGGCCACACGATCCCCAAGGAGAAGCGCGGGGTGGGGAAAGGTTGTCATTTTGTGGCTCCGACTACAGATCAGTACAGAGAAAACTTCGACAAGATCATTTGGACAAGGAACTAGACATGGGCTCCCTATTTTCCAAACCGAAAGCTCCTAAACCCCCGCCAGTTAAGCCAGCACCCGCGATGCCGACGGTTGACCCGGAGTTTGAGGACGAGTCGGCGAGTCGCATGCGCAGGCGGTCTGGGTTCCGCAAAACGATCTTGACAGGCAATCTCTCTCCAGAAGACACCGGCAAGAAGAAACTTCTAGGTGGTTAAATGAGTAAACAAGCCGAAGACATCATCGCCTTGCGAGACCAGGAGAGGAACAAGGCGCAGGGCTTCTGGTACTCCTTGTGGCAAGATGCCGCCGACCTCTCCTACCCGAGAGAAGACCAGATCAATACCAAGACGCAGCCCGGCCAAGATAAGACGGTGAAGGTGTTTTCGACCGTTGCTGTTAGGGACTCTCAGGAAATGGCGTCGGGTCTGTTTGCTGCCATGTTCCCAACGGGCCAGAAGGCGTTTGGTCTGAAGTTCAAGAACAGGGAACTTGACCAAATCGACCGAGTGCACCGTTGGGGGATGCTTGCCACGGAAATTGCCCACGACGAACTCTATTCCTCTAACTTCGTACTGCAACTGAATGAGTCCCTGCGTGGTGGCCCCGCTGTTTTCGGAACGTGCTGCTTGTACTCCGAATGGGACGGTCGCTTCCAAAAGCTGAACTTCCGCGACTACCCGATACCTAACTTTCTCATCAAAGAGGACCATCGGGGCAATGTAGACACGATCATCTTGACGTTTACCCGGTCAGAAAGGCAGGCGATAGACCAGTTCGGGAAAGACGCGTTCCCCACAGGCAGTAACATTCTGGACTCTTCGGGCGAACTATCTACTGAATCCAAGAAGTTCTCGTTTGTCCAGATTGTACGCCCCCGCTATGACCGCAACCCGCTCTTCAAAGACAAGTTGAACATGCCCTATCAGTCCTTAGTGATTAGCGAGGACGATAAGGAGGTTGTCGATGAAGGTGGATTCCAGGAGAACCCGTTCCATGTCGCTCGATGGATGAAGGGTGCCAACGAGAAGTTCGGCCGAGGTCAGGCGACGGAGGCTCTGGCCGATATTCGCATGATGCAGAAGTCGTGGGCCGACTTCATCGACCTTGCCAACCGGCATGGTAATCCTCCTCTGCTGGTCAGCGAGCAGTTCGAGGGCAAACCGAACTGGGCACCGCGCGGGATTAACCGCGTCATGGACCTGAACAACGCTTTTAAGGGCGTTGACCAGAGCGTGTTAGGCAACTTCCCGATTACTGACAAGATCATCGAGATAATGAAGGGCGACATCCACGAGGCGTTCTACAGGGACATCTTCGTGGCTATCTCCGGCCTGACCCAGCGCATGACGACGGTAGAGATTCGCGCGAGACTTCAGGAAGGTCTGAGGCGGTTAGCTTCGCCCGTCGCAAGGCTTCAGTCAGAACTACTTACACCTGTTATTCTTCGATCAATCCTTCTCTTAATTCGGAATGGCCGGATTCCTCAGCCGCCCCCGGAACTGATGAAGATCAACCGCATCACGCGGACGATGATCGACGCGGAGATTGACGCGGACCTGTTGGGCATTGAGTACGTTGGCCCGTTAGCCCTTGCTCTCCAGAATCAGCAGTCCACGGGGTTCATGCAATGGATGGGAGAAGCCGCCCAGGTCGCCGAGGTGTATCCGGAAATCTTCGACATCATCAACGTCCCCTCAGGGATGCGGAGGCGAGGCGAACAGCTTGGCGTGAATGTCAACGACATCGCTTCGGAAGAGCAGGTTCTTGCCAAGCAGAAGCAGCGACAGGAGGCGCAGAGACAGCAGGCGCTCATGGAAGAGGCCCAGGTTGCCGCAGACGCTTACAAGAAGGGCTCAGGGGCCCCGGAGGCCGGTTCGGCAACAGAAGGGCTTATGGAGGCGATGAAGGGCTAATATGGAAAACGACATTGCAGAGGCCTATTGCGCTTGCTTCTCCACGGACGCCGGAAGGACCGTACTGGAGCATTTACGATTTTTGACGCATTGCGACAGGGGGCACTTCCAGTTGGCGGGTGCAATAGACACGAATCGCCTTGTTGCAGATGAGGCGCGAAGATCGTTGGTACTTGGGATGATCGTTAAGGCGACGCCCCGAGATACCAGAAAAGTTGAGGTTGCTGGCACAGACGAGGAGATTATCTAATGGCTGATGAGACGACAGGGTTGGAACAACCTACCGGAGTGGAAGCTCCAGAGGCCCAGCCTCCTGTGTCTTTCGTGAATCCCGACCAGACGTTTCGTGAGGGTTGGGAAGCAGGACTGGTCCCCGACGATTTGCAGGGCCGAGGCGTTTACAAGTCGTTTACTGACTTGCCCGGCTTAATGAAGTTAGTTGGAAATCAGGATGCACTGATCAAGCGGCAGGAGAAGGGCGTGGTCGTGCCTGGCAAAGATGCCCCCCAGTCTGAGCGGGACGCGTTTTACACCGCCATTGGGAGGCCGGAAGCGCCGGACAAGTACACGGTAGACCTTCCGGACGAGGTTAAGGGCCAATTTGACCCCGAGATGTTAAAGATGGGTCAGCAAGTTGCCTTTGATTCTGGCGCGTCCAAGACCCAGTGGGACGGTTTCATGGCATTTGAGGCCAAGCGGATCGAGATGGGCCAGGCAATGCAGGAACAGGCTGCTCTGGACAATCAGACGCAGGTATCCGCAGAGCTTAACAAGGAATATGGTCAGGCTTACGGTGAGCGGAAGCAAATGGCGGATCGGTTGATTACCGAGAATCTGACTGAGGGTGAAGTGGAAGTATTGACCAATGCGCTCGGCGACAGTAAGGAGTTATTCCACCTTCTTGCCAGTATCGGCGAGAAGTTCATGGAGTCTAAGCCCGCCGATTTGCAGAGTTCTACGCCGAAGGCATTGAGTCCCGTTGAGGCGAGGAACAAGGCCCGCGAACTGATGGAGACGCCGGGTTACGCGGACGGTTCGATGCCCGACGCCATGCGGGAGAAGATTATGAAGCAAGTAACTGCTCTCTACGCGATGACGGCACCAGTAGAGGAGTAGGGTTAATTCCGAACAACCCCCTTCGGGGCCGGACGCCATCTGGGCGAAAAGCAGGCGGTCGAGCGGACTTTAAGCGCAGGCGAGCCCCTTTCATGGGAACAACTTTGCCGAGACAAGTATTGTGTAAAGTGTTCCTAACTGAAAGGTAAAAAAATGGCAGCTTATTCAGGCGACCAGACCTACGGGAAGCAGTTCAGCGATACCGTAGAACTCGTCGCGCAGCAGCTTACAAGCCAAACGCGCGACAAAGTGAAGTTCATTCGTGTTTCAAAAGCAGAGGATGCGTATTTCCACCAGCTTTCCAAGTTGGATGCCCCGACGGCAAACAACGACCGGCACGGTGAAACGCCTGGGCGCGAGGCCACATGGCTGCGTCGGGTCGTGACCCCGCTTCCGTATGAGGATGGCTACATTCTCGACAAGCCGGACATGGACCGCATGGTGATTGAGCCCACGAACTACGTTGTTCAGGGCTTAGCTGCATCGTTCGGCCGATTTATCGACCAGACCGTTATCGACGCTGTGTTTGCTGATGTGAAAACCGGCAAGCTCGGCACTGGTCCTGTGATCCCGTTCGAGGACGAGTCGATTGGCGTCGATTCTATTACTGCCGGGGAAATTTCTACTCTCGGAACGGCAGTCGATCTGACGACTTCGCCTGCCTATATGGAATTGGCGAAGATTCTGGCGATGGCACAGATTTATCAGGATGCCGACGTTCCTGTGTTCAAACGGAAGTATTGGATGATTACGCCGCAGGACCATCGCAAGATGCTGGGTATTGAGCAACTGACGAGTGCTGATTATATCACGCAGAAGCCTCTGACGGACGGCGTTGTCGGCTACTTCGGCGGCTTCGAGTTCATTGTTTCGACAATGCTCCCGCAGGATTCCACTGGCGTCAGTTACCGGACGTTCTCTTGGGCCGAAGGCGGTCTTGGTTTGGCGTTCATTCAGGACATGGTTACCCGGATTGCCGAATCCACGGAGCGGAAGTTCGCCACGCGGATTTACTCGTCAATCGACATCGGTGCTGTCCGTATCGAAGGTGCCCTCGTCCACGAATGTGGTACGAAAGTCGCCTAACAAGTAACAATTGCGAGGGTATTCCTCGCAGAAAGAGAGAGATTCAATGGCTACTTTAACGAAGTTCCCGTTCCAGAGTAAGATTCTGCGCGACCCGACCTCGCCGTATCAGAGTATTTACGAGGATAGCGCTACGCAGAACTTCCTTCTGGGCACCAAGCTGGAACTGGCGGATGGCCGCGTGTTCCGGTATGCTAAGAATGGTGCCGTCGCTCTTGCTCGATCCCTGATGACTCAGGGCGCGGACATTACGGCAGTTCCGTTCCTGAAGTACCTGCCCATTACCCAGACCGGCTATGCCCATGCTTTGGGTGATTCCGGTGCCCTGACGGTTCTTGTCACTACTGGCTCTCTTGCCACTGGTGTTGAGAACTCCCTTTCTGGTGGTCGGCTCAACGTGACCACAGGCACGAATCTTGGCGAAAGCTACAGTATTCTCGCCTCGAAGCACGTTGACGAAACCCACGTTCAGGTAATTCTGGACGCTCCGCTCCGCAACGCGATTGCGGCTACGGATAAGGTCGGTCTGGCTCCGAGTAAATGGTATGGCACGTTGGTTGTGCCCGCCACCACGGCGACGGCGGCTCCTGCGGGTGTCCCGCTTGTGGACGCGAGGATTGCGTATTACTTCTGGGCGCAGACAAAGGGCCAATGCGTTATGACCGTCGATACTGGAGACGCGCTCGTTAAGGGCGGATTCGCTGGTATTCCCTCCACCAACGCTGTTGCTGGTACTGCTGGTAACGCTACTTCTACCGCGTATGCGTTCCCGGTTTACGGCGTTGTCCTGTCAATTGGCGCAGCCGATGAAGGTGCGCTGATCGACCTCACGCTTGAATAGATTCACTCTGGACTGGTGGGGGGAAACCCCCACCGGCCCTTTGCTTCACCAACGAGGTATAGAACATGGCCCTCAGCGAGACAAAAATTTGCAACCTTTCCCTTTCTAGGATCGGCGTTCCGCGCATCACGAATATCGACACCACTACGTCGATCCCCGCTCAGCATTGCAGGGAGCATTACGACATCACCAGAGACCAGCTTCTAAGAAGCCATAACTGGCGGTTTGCGGTGGCACGGAAAACGCTCTCGGCTGATGCCGTAACACCGGACTTTGAGTATGACTATCAATTCTCGTTACCGTCCGACTGTCTCCGCGTTATAAGCGCCTACAACACAAACCACCCCTACGCTATTGAAGGCGACAAGCTACTTACTGACGACTCTGAAGTTGAACTCAAGTACATCAAGAATGTTACTGACCCGACGACCTTTGACGTACTGTTCACGGAGGTACTTGTCCTACAACTTGCGGTGAATCTGGCCGTTCCTCTGTCTCAGGACGTGAACCTCGCCGAGCGGGCTGCTGGAGAGTTGCAAGTCAAGATGAGGCGGGCACGGATGATCAATGGCATAGAGTCCGATTCCGGCCAGGAAGTCCCTACAACGTGGCTACAGTCGCGTGGCACATCGAACGACTGGCTTTCGGAGCCTTCCAGTGGCTAATGTAGCGATTACGACATTTTCTGGCGGTGAGTATTCTCCATTATTGGATGTGAGAAGCGACATCGAGAAGTATTCATCCGGTTGCCGCACGATGGAGAACATGATTCCTCGCTCGTTCGGACCTGCTACCCGTCGGCCCGGCAGAGCGTATATCCAAGCGTCGAAGTCCAGTTCTGCTAGCGTGAGAATGATCCCGTTCATTTACTCTGCCGAAATCTCCTACATGCTGGAGTTCGGGGCTAAGTACGTTCGCGTTTTCTACGGCGGGACTGCGTTACTGGTGGGCGGTGCTCAGGTTGAGTTTGCGACTCCATACGGAGCAGATGACCTCGCGGCGATTCAGTACACGCAGGTTGGCGATGTTATGTGGGTGGTTCACGGCGACTACCCACCCGCGAAGATTTCCAGAGAGACGGCTACACATTTCTCTTATGACGAGATCAGTTTCCGTGGCGGGCCGTTCCTGACAAGAAACGACCTCGCCGGATACAACGACGCTGATGGGCCTGATGGCGTCACCATGACGGCAGATGTGTCCCAAGAGGACGATACCGGCACACTAACGGCTTCTGAGTCGAGATTTACTGAGGATTACGTTGGGGCGATTTTCAAGTTGAGGATTCCACGCAACAGCACCAATGTATCATATACCTCAACAGCCAACAATGACATAGGCTACAGTTCGCCGATTGACGTTAAGGGCAACTGGAGTTTTAAGGTAACAGGTGGTGCGAACGCTACCATCGCACTTGATCGGCAGATAGGTGACGGGGATTGGGATCAATATAGATCGTATATCATTGTCGCCGGTGTTGGTAATCCAAACGTCTCGTTTAGTGAGGAAGAGGATAACGTTAGGTATCGCATTCACTTTGTTGCCATTGGCAGCACCGCCGCGTCTGGCTCCATAGAAGTTGAAACGTCGTATGCTGATGGCACCGTTGAAATTACTGGCTATACGTCCCCAACGGTTGTTTCCATAAAGGTCATTTCAGACCTGCATTACAGACATCCCGTCCCTCACTTCATCACGGCCGCAACAAATGCCGCAGACGCTGCCATCTTGGCCCGGAGGACTGGCTTTTCTGTGGCCGATACCGTTGTCATTACTGGCGTCGAGGGGATGACGGAGCTTAACGGGACTTTCACCATCAAGACCATGACTGGGCTTGGCGACGCTACTGGCTTTACCTTAGAAGATGACTCAACGGGATGGGGGACGTTTGAGGACGGGACAATAAAGGGGCTTGCTGCCGTTTACGACGCGGAAGAGGACCTTACTACCGAGCGGTGGTGGGAGGGCGCGTGGTCAGATGAGGAAGGGTTCCCGAGAACCGTCGCGTTCTACGAAGGGCGAATCGTTTATGGCGGGGCGAAGAAGAATCCACAAACGCTGTGGTTTTCTGCCTCAGACGATTACCAGCAGTTCGATGAGGGAGTATTGGACGCCGACTCGTTCTCCATTACTCTGACCACGATGAACGAGATTCGATGGATTGAGGGGTTGGATTCTCTGTGTATTGGAACGTCTGGCGATGAATGGGCCATCATCTCAAGTAAACTGAGTTCGCCGTTGACACCCACGAACTTCTCCGCACGCCGCCAGTCTACACACGGCAGCGCGGCCATCCAGCCCGTCCGTGTCAGAAACGGTATCCTGTACGTCGATTACGTCAAACGCAAAATACGCGAGATGGCGTACAGCGTTGAGCAGGACAAGTATGTATCCCCCGACCTAACTCAGTTCTCAGAGCATATCACGCTCGGCGGGATTGAGGCTATCGCGTTCCAGAAGAACCCGGAGCCTACCCTATGGTGTACTAGGGCAGACGGGGTGCTACTTGGTATGGTGTATGACCGCGACCAGGATGTAATCGCGTGGTCAAGGCATCCCGGCGGAACGGCGATTAGCGTTGCGGTGATACCGGCCACTTCCGAGGACGAAGTTTGGACGGCCGTAACGCGAACGGTTGACAGTTCCGACGTGACCTACATCGAGCAGATGCAACCGAGAGACTGGAGTACTGACGACGACCTCGCCTACTTCGTGGATAGTGGGATTACTTACGACGGCGTCTCGACCACGACAATCCCCGTAGCACACCTTGAAGGCGAGACGGTAGCAGTATACTCCAATGGGGCCGTTCAGCCCTCACAGGAGGTCTCAGGGGGCTCTATCACGCTTCCAGAGGCAGCGACCTACGCGATTGTGGGTTTGCCGTACAGGTACATCCTTCAGCCCATGCGGATAGATATCAATACTAGGACAGGTAGTTCGATAGGCAGCAAGGCGAGGATTGCCGAACTATCTATCTCTGTTTTCGACACGCTGGGGGTGGAGGTCGGGATAAGCACCGACGACTTGTACCCGATAGACTGGCGTACTGTGGAAGATTACGGCGATCCGACAGCGTTCAAGACGGGGTTCCAGGTAGTCACTTTGGACGGCGGATACGACCCGGACCAGCCTATTGTTCTATCTGGTAATGCCCCGCTGCCCTGTACTATCAGAGCCATTGTTGCCAGAATTGAAGTACCCGGAAGGTAAACCATGACGACAGCGAATACATCTCCGAGAGCCACCGCCGCAACGGGAACTGGTGTCGCGGGACAAGAGGTTGATTTCCTGTTTGAGGTCGGCACTCAAAGCGATATTGCAGTCTATCTAAGCGTCACCGCTACCGGCGTCCAGACCGAACTGGCGTTGACTACGGACTTTACTGTAGATTTAGAGGACGACGGGACAGGGGCGGTAACGGTCCTTGATGCTGTTGCGGCGACGTCTACGATCCATGTGATCCGCGAGACTCCACTTACACAGACTTT